CGAAGTAGGTCGGTCAACTCGTCGGCGAGTTCGTCGGCGTAAGGATCCCACAAGCGGCGCGGCAACCGGGCGATCCGTTGAAGCTCTTGATTGAGCTTGACGGCACCGACGCCCGCCGCCTTCGCCGCTTGTGAGAACATGTCGACCATTACTCTTCGGGAACCTCGGGAAAGAGTTTCACTTCGAGCCAAGAGATCGCTTCGTCGAGCGTCGCGCCGCCGCCCGACGTATAAGGCTCGCCGCCGACTCGCGCGACGAGTTGCACTTGATTGCCGAGAGCAAGTTCGATCGTTCGGTTGCCGCCGCCTTCAAGCCAACGGCGCAAAAGGGAAAAGTCGCCTTTCATGCTTTGCGCCACACGCCGCGCCCTTCGCCCGCTTCGATCAAGCCCCAATAGCTCAACATCTGACAGTCGTTCGATTGCAGCGCGTACCGATACACGGGCGAGTGCGCCGAGCGCTCGACGAAGTGCCGCCGCAAGCTCACGAAGCCCGGTTCTCGCGCGAGCAGCACGAGAGTAAGGGCCGGCGTCGACGAGAGCTTGCGACGCCAACGGCGGGCCAGTTGCCCGCAACACGGGCACGTCGATCCCGTGTTCAAGTTGGCGAGCACGAGTGCCCGCGCTTCGTCAAGTAGGCGGCTCACGCTTCGGGCTCCCATGCCATGGCGATCCCTTGCTCGACGAGCGCGTGCGCAAGTGAACTCATGCCGTCGACTTTGAGGGTTTCAAGGTGAAGCTCGGCACGGTGCAAGTCGACAAGCCAACGGCGCCCGCGCCGTGTGATCGTCGTCGCCGAGAGCTTGTTCGGATCGCCGTTCGCCGCCCAATTGCTCGCGAAGTCGACGACGAGTCTTTCGCGCCCTTCGACGATCGCGACGCCGTCGAGCACACAATCGATCTGCCGATAGATCTCGAAGCCGAGATCCAAGATCAAGCCGAACACGAGTGCGCCGCCGATCACGCTCGGATCTTTCAAGTAGCAAGCCGCTCGAAAGGTCCAAGGGATCGAGAGCACTTCGGTTTCGGGCGCCGCAAGCTCGCCCATTGCCATCGTGATCGCGCCGCACTTGACGCAAGGCACGCCGTGCTTCGCGTTCGGGTCGTTGCACTTGCCGCAATTCATGACGGATCGAACCTCCAACGGAGCAAGGCGCCGATCACTTCGCACGTGTCGTGCACGTCGTCGAGCGCGGTGTGTTTCTGTTCGCCTTCGATACCGGCCCAAGCTCGAAGCTTTGCGAGCGAGAGCCCCGTTAGCTCGCCGCAAAACAAGAGAGGGAAGGCGAGCGATTGAACGTCGATCACTCGGTAGCTCAACCCGTCGGGCGCCGCTTGGCCGTAACGCTTGCGATCGCCGTTGTAGAACTTCAGATCGAAGAGCGGGTTGCAACCGCACCACATAGGGCGCGTTCGGGCTTTCTTACACTCGCGCTCGACGAAGCGGCGGAAGTTGCCGAGCCCGACATCGGGCATAAGCGCATCGTGCCACGCCTCGGGCAAGTAGCCGTTCACGGCGGCGGCTTTTTCGCCGACCGGGCGATCGGGTTTGATCTTCGCGTAGAACATCTCGCCCGGTTGGAGGTTGCCAAAGTCAAACACGCCGTTTTCGTCGGGCGGCTCTATCACGAGCACTTGCGCGGCGATCTCTATGATGCACGCAACCTCGGGATCGAGCCCGCCCGTTTCGGTGTCGACGACGAGCAAGGTTGTGTCTTTCACTTGTTGCGCCCTTCGGCGAAACCCGCCTTGAAGCCTTCGACGAATTGCGCATTGAGCAACTGTAGGAGGTTGCCCGCGACGGGCGCCGTGCCTGCAGCCAACGAAGCCGCGAGCGGGGCGCTAGGAGGCGCCGCCGGCGTCGGGGCGGGCTCGGGCGGCGTCGACGTCGCGGGCGCCGTAGCGGGCGGCTTTGGCGCCGGCGTTGCGGTTGCCGCCGCCTTCGCCGCCTTGTCGGCTTCGATCTCTTTCTTGGTGCGCCGCTTGCGCTTCGTCTTCGCCGGCTTGCTCGGCTCGGGCGGCGGCGCGGTCGCCGCTTCGGCGGGCGCCTCGGGCGGGTTCACGGTGCCCGCCGCCGTCGGCACGGGCTCGGCGGGCGGCGCCGTTGTCGGCTCGGCGTCGGGCGGGTGTGTCTCGGGTGCCGAGTTGCCGCCGCGCTTGTTGCGTAGCTTGGCGAGAAACGCGCTGTGCTGTTCTTGTCCCATGATTGATCGGATCCTCTCTTGTGGTGATAGGTTGCAGTCGTCGCGGAAAGGACAACCGCCGAAAGCTTCGCAACCGCCGGCGTCGTAAGGCACTTCGAGCGCGGGCGGCGCGTGCTCGAAGATCGTGCGCATCTCGGCGACCTTGATCGCCGTCTTGTCGAGGCGCGGTCGGATCTCGTCGAGCGTTACCCGACGCCTAACGGGCAACGTCTTCGTCGACTTGTGGCGCGTGGCATACGTCCACTGCAGATCGCACGCCGTCGAGTTGACGGCGCACATTGTGTCGTAGGCATAGATCGTCGCGGCGACATCGTTCACGAGATCGTCGGGCGTCTTCGCCCACTTCAGATCGCCGGTCGTTTTGTGGTCGCTCACGAAAGGCACGTCGCGCCCTTCGAGGATTCGTAGATCGATGTACCCCTTGAAGGGCACGCCGCCGAGCGTCGCCCGGATCTCTTTCTCGACTTCAATGCCCGGCGTTTGCGGCGGCGGCAAGTGGGCAAGGATCGCTCGGGCGGCGCGACCTTCGGGCGTGTCGGGCGGCGGCGTGCGATGCAAGAACCACGCTTCTAGATGCCCGTGCGTCTTCGTGCCCCAAGCCGCGAACTTGTTCGACGGCGGCGTGCGCTTGTCGATCTTGAGAAAGGCCCACTTGCGAAAGCAAAGCTCGGCGGTCGCGACTTGGCTCGGGCTCGAACGGTAGGGTTTCACTTGTGGGCCTTGCTTGTTTCGAGTTTACGGATCTTGTCGTCGATTCGTTGCCTTGCTCTTCGCTCTTCGACGAGCTTCGTGTTGTGCTCTTGAAGCTCGTCGCGTTGCTTGCGCAAGTGCTCGATCTCTTCGATCGCCGCCGCGCCGAACTCGACGACACGTTTTGGTAGTGGCATGTCGACGAGTAGGCGCCTGAAGGTTTAGCGGCTTGACGATCACGACGCCTTGCCCGTGACCTTCGAGATCCAAACCGTGCGACCGCTCGGGCTCGTGCCCCGCTCGCACAAGTCGGCGTCGCACGCTTCGCGCATGATCAAGAGCGCGCCTCGGAATTCGCTAGGCGGCGCGACGCCGAGCTTGGGACACTCGGCGACGAGTTCGGCGAACGTGAACTCGGCTCGGGTACGGCACAAGAATTCGACGACGGCAAGCACGGTGCCCGTCTTGCGGGCTTGCTTGGCGAGCGCGGAAACGTCGGGTGTGTTCAGTGGCATTATCTCGATCCTTTCGTGGTTCGCTTGGCGTGATCCATGAAGTGCCGTCGGGCGCACTCGGCGCCGCAAAACTCGGCGCTCGGGTTGTAGACCGGTTGCGTCTTGCACACCTTGCACAAGGGCAACGACAGCGGGCGACGCTCGCCGGCGCCGGCGGGCGGCGGCTTGTGAATGTCGACCGGGCGGGCGCGCTTGGCGATCGCCTTCGCCTTCGCCGCCTTGCGCATCTCGGGCGGCATCGCGTCGAGCACGGTTTGCCCTTCGAGCGCGGCGGGATCGACGGGCTCTTCGGTGCCCGTGAAAGCGTCGGCGGCGATGTCGACGACGTCTCCGGCATGCATCGCCGGCATGATGAGCCCGCAACGATCACACTTCCAATAGACGTATTGCCCGCGACCGTCTTCGCCGAAGTGTCGCGACACGCTTTCATGTTGGCAAGGTTCGGGCAACGTCTCGGCGGCGATGTCGACGACGTCTTCGACATGCATCGGCGGCACGTCTTCGACGGGCTCGGGTTCGGCGACGGCGTCGGCGATCGCTTGAAGCGCAACTGACTCGACGTTCGAGCCCGCCGAGCCCGTCGCCGGCGACACGCCTTGCTCGAAGCTCTTTAGCGCGAGCATCGCGTAAAGCGGGAACGGTTGGCCCTTCGGGCACAACGTCGTCGACTCGACCGTGCGGCGCTCGCGAGAGCCCTTCAGCACGATCGTGATCCCGTCGTGATCAAGCTCGAAGCGCACGTCGCGCACGCCGGCGTTCGTCACCATGGCGTGCCAATGTGCAAGCGTGATCTCGGCGGTGTCGGCTTTCAACTTGGCAAGCGCGGCAAGGTCGGTTGAGTCGACGCGCTCTTGCGTTTTCGGGTTGGGTTGCGGCTTCATGGTTTTTTGCTTTTCCTTATATGTCAATTCGGCGCTAGGTGTCTAGACCGATCTTCGGTGTCGACGGCAAGCGCGGCTTCGACTTGCTCACGCGAACCGTATTGATTCATCTCGGCCCAAGCGATCAAGTGCTCGGGCGCGATCACTCGATAGTTCGGGCGCCCCTTGCCGGGCACGTTCAAGCGCAAGCGCTCTTCGGTCGCGAGCGCGGCGATCGCGCTCGACATGCGCCCCGTCGTCGGGCACGCCTCGTTCGTTACGTAGGTAGACCAGCAACGCACGAGCGCTTGCGTGTTGACGGCAAGACGCCCTTCGTGAACTCGGATCCAATATTGCCCGCGGGCGTTGCTATCGAGCGGGCCGGGATCGAGCAAGTACCCGACGCAAAACTGAAGCACGGCGCTTCGGATCCCGCTCGACGAGATCAAGCGAGAATGTAGCTCGGCGTCGTCACCATGCACAAGAAACCTCCCGTTCGGTTCCCACTTGAAGTTGTCCCGAAGCCAAAGCACGTGCTCGGCGATCATGTCGCCTTCGACCCACTTCGACGAATCGACCGTTTGCAGGTATTGAAACGCCTCGACTCGGCACACAATGTGGAGATAGCGATCGACGATCGCGCCGATGTCGTGATTCGAGAGGTTCTCGGTTGTCGCAAGGATCTCTTCGTTGTTCGCCGAGATCACGAGCCGCACGGCGCCGAGCATGTCGGCGTTCGAGAGGAACTTGCGGCGCAACGGTCGGCGGCGCGCTTGGATGTAGTGGCGAAGCTCGGCGTTCAACACGCGCCCGCGATGATCCGTCGGCAAGCGCTCGTCGGCGAACACGAGCGGGCACCTAAGTTGCGCGTCGTTGAAGTTGGTCCCGAGCACGTCTTCGAGCGGCGTCGGGAAGCCGAGCGGCGTCCAAAGTCGCGAGGCGCCTTCGGGCAAAAGCGTCTTGCCCGTGTGCTTGTGCCCCGTGAGAAACAGCGCCGTGCAAGGCGCTTTGAGGTTCGTCACGTTGGCGAGCCATGCTTTCAAAAGGTGCGCCTTGTCGCCGGCAAGCAATTCGAGCCAACGATCGATCTCGGGATGGTATCGGGGTTTGATATCGCGCAAGGGGCACGGCGCCTCGACAATCGTTCGAGAGCGTTCGTCGAAGTAGGCACGTTGCGCCGATAGGCCCACGGCGACATCGGAGGCAATGAAGCCATAATCGCGCACGAGCCGATCGAGCCGCTTCGGGCTTCGCACGCCTTGCGCACTGATAGTGAAAAGCTCGATCCCGGCGGTCGTTGCCGGCGACAGATCTCGAAGCATGGCGTTCTGCGCTTCGTCGCTCGTGTATGGCCCGCGGTAGGCTTCGCCGACTCGGCAATAATAGTTCTTGCCCTTCTGAATGATCCAACGGGGAAGCGGGCCGAAGGCGTCGATCTCTTCGTCGGTGTAGGGCGTATCGCGATCGGTGCCGAAGGCGTCTCGGATCCGTTGCGACATCGCTTCGCGGTGTGCCCGCTCGGCTTGCTCTCGGGCTTCGTGAATCGCGGTTTGCGCTCGATCGATCTTGTATGCGACTTGCTCGACGGTTGGGCACTCGTCGGCTTGTCGGCTCATGAGTTCGAGACTCGGCGCGAAGTGGTTCGCGAGGCTTTGCGCGTCGGCTTCGGGCCAGCGATCGGCAAGCGTGAGAGATAGGCGAAAGATCGTATTGTCTCTCGCGCCGGGCTCGGCGAAGGGCTCGCCGTCGACGACTTTTTTCAACAGCGCCCCTTGCTCTTGGGCCTTGTCGTCTCGCTTGCGCCCGAGCGCCTTGCTGAAGCGCGCTAGCGCCTCGCGTGAGACGTTTTCACCGCCGCCGGCGGTTGGCGTTGCGGGCGGCGTCTCGGGCGCCGTGTCGGGCGTTTTGGGTGGGTTGCCGAGCAAGTCGTCGACGTCGACGGGCTCGCCGTCGAAAACATGGCTCCAAGCGGCGGCGATGTCGTCGGGCGTGTCGGGCATGAACGCGCCGAAGTAAAGCCGAGCGGGATCCTTGCAAGCCGGATCGGAGTAGCCGCCGAGCGCGGCGTTGATCGCTTCGTACACTTCGGGCCATTCGTCGGGCTCGACATCGCGCGAGAGCGGAAGGATCGCCCGCATGCAATTCGGCTTGCGGGCGTTGCTCCAAGTCGAGTGCATGAGGCAAGCCCAACCGTTGCGCTCGACCGCGTTTCCAAACGTGCCGATCGCGTCGTCGGTCACGCCGTCGAGATCGGCGACGAAGAGCGAGAGCGCTTGCACGTTGTCGTTGCCGCGGGTCGCGCCGGCGGGATAGCTCGCGGGGCTGAACGCGTCACACTTGAGCTTGTCGCCTTCGGGCTTGGGCTCGTGCGGCAACATCGCCGAGACGAACTCGGGCCAGGCGAAGGCGACGGGCTTGGGCTCGTTGTCGCGTGCGCCTCGGAAGATCGAGATCTTCAGTTTTCGCATCGGGTGCACCGGTCGGCGATCGGGATCTCATGCTCGCAACGATCGACGGCGTCGCGCTCGAAGCGATGAGGCAAGCGAGAGGCGCCGGTTAGCAGCCAATCGACCGAAACCCGATAAAGCGCGGCAAGGCGGGCGAGATCCGAGGCGCACGGTTCGGCGCGCCCGCGCTCCCAATTGGCGATCGTTGCGACGTGATACCCGAGAGCGGCGGCGACATTGCCTTGCGTTAAGTCGGCGGCGGCTCTTGCGGCTCGAAGGCGTGAGGCGAGACCCTTTAGAGACATGAGGGATCCCTTATATCGGCTTAGGGTTGAAAGGGCAAGCGCACGGCATGCGAAAGCGAAAAGCCGAACGGTCTCGGGCGGTTACGGGTCGGTGTCTCACTTGCTCAGCATGTCTCAGTTGGGTTTTTGCGAAGTGAGACACCTAATCCGGAATGATCTCTACTAGTTACACTAGTGTCTCAGTTGCTCAGTAACTCTATGACGTAAGGAAGGGTTGTTGTTATGAAAGTGGGATGAAGTGGGACATGGTAGGATAAGTTACAACACGTCTCTCCTATGGTTAATACACGTGAGCAGCTGAGCAGCTGAGACACCCGCGCGCAAGGCGCCGAGATCGTTTGCCTTTTTCGGGCGTCGGTGTCTCAAACCGAGCTGAGACATGCTGAGCAAGTGAGACACCTAGTAGAATCATTGGGTTTTTTCGTGTATCGTGATCCTATCGTGATCCAATCGTTGCCGACCGCATATGACCTCGAACGCCCTTGGAACCGCCAACCGTGCGACACAGAAGCCCGCTGGCGGGCGTTTCGCACCTACCGCGACCTTGTGCCTCCCCGCACGTTGCCCGGCGCTAGCAAGGCGCTAGCGAGCCCCGACGGGCGCCCGTTCTGTTTGCGCACGCTGTCGAAGTGGTCAAGCGACGACGCATGGCCCGAGCGCGTGCTTGCCTTCGACCGACATCTCGACGCGCATCGCGTGACCGTGATCGAAGACGCGCTTGCCGAAGACGCTCGGGCGGTTGCGAATCGCCATGCGTCGATCGCTCGCGATGCGATCGAAGTGGCGCACTCGCACGTGCGCACGTGGCTTGCGCAACTCGCCAACGGCGACGCCGTCGAAGTGTGGGAACCGAATGCAGTGCGCGGCATGTTGAAGGACATGATCACGCTCGAACGTCTCGTGCGAGGCGAAGCAACCGAGCGCGTCGAGCACGGCTTGTCAGGCGTCGACTTGGGCAAGCTGTCGATCGACGAACTCGAAGAGCTTCGACGACTCGAAGCAAAGGCGGGCGCCGGCGTGCTAGACTAGGCGGCGTGGTTGGCCCTTTCGTGGTGCCCCGTCGGGCTCGATGCTCGACGGGGCTTTTTTCGTGTAGGTGTGCAAGGCCCGTACCATAAGGCGATCCTTATACTGAACAAGTGTTAAGCCGAATCGTTTTCGAGGCGAAAACGGGTCCTAGGTAGGGTGCCCTTCGCGAGCCCTTCTAGGCCCCTTCTAGGCCCGGCAATCGGCATAAGGAAAAGTACTACATGTCGTTATAAGGGTAGGCTTATGCCTTACCTGAACGGGCGACGAAAGCAAGACGGGTGCCAAGCTATAAGGCTACCCTTATAGCTGGCACGGCTCGTGCTACGCGCGCTCGGGCGCGATTGAGTACTGTCAAGCGGGGCGGGCGAGGTCGAGCGGGTCGAGATCGCTCGACAAGAGCCGTGCCAACTATCGACCTTATCGAGCGAAGAAAAACGCCGATAGGACTTGACCGGGCATAAGGATAGCCTTATATCTATATACATGAAGACGACAACGAACACCGCCCCGACCCGCAAACTTCAGACTTGGATCAACGCCAGCGGTTGCCGCGGTCGCGTTGTCTCGACCAAGTGCGACCCGCGCAGTATCGCGAAGCGCTGGACCGCGGTTATCCGCTACAGCGGCGAAGCGCACACCGTCGTCGGTTCGAGCTTCTCTGAGATCCAAGGGCGCTATATGGATCTGTTCCGATAGCCCCGACCCCGCCCCGCACGAGCCCGTGAGCGCAAGCCACGGGCTTTCGACGTAGAACGTTGCCGCCGTGCCCGTGCCCGAGCGCACCCGCTCATACCGCCCGGTCGCCTACCTCGACGCGATCAACTTCCTTCGCTCGACCATCGCGACGCGCATCGGTGCGCCGCAAGGCGAAGGGCTCTTGACCCCGAATCAGGCGTCGGTTGCCTTCGGCGACTGGACCGAGCCCCGACACGAAGCCTTCGCCGAGCGCAACATGTGGGGCTTGTACAACGCGATCACGGAAGGGCTCAAGAAGGGCGCACCGGCCCGTACCATCGAGCGCCATGCGAACGCGCACTCGTTCATGGTCGGCATGTGCAGCACCGACCGCCCGAGCCGCCCGAGCGTCGCCAGCAACTAGGCCCCATTGTTCGGCCCAGAACGGCCCGCACACGCTCGACGTGTTGCGGGCGTTGCTGGTATAAGGAACAAGACGAACGCCCCGCCACGGGGCGCACAGCGCGAAAGGGAAGACATGCACGAAGAGATCAAGGAACAACTCTCGAAGACGTACATGCGCGGGTTCCGTGCGGCGGTGTCGGGCGCAGCTCGCCCGCCTGAGTCGCTTGTCGAGTGCGCGTTCGGGCGAGGGTACGAACAAGGGCTCGCAGCGGTGCGGCTCGCCGGGAATGCTGCCGCGCAATATGCCGAGCACGTCGTCGACTCGCCGGCGATGGCTCAAGCGGAAGCGAACGCCAAAGCGGGGCCGCGAGCTACGAGGCAAGCTTCACGGCATGACGGTCGACCTCAATCACTGGGCGAAGACAACGCCGCCCTATGACCCGCGCATGATTGCCGCCGCGCTCGACGGGCTCGTGCGCACGGCTATGTTCGAAGTCGACGTGCGCCCCGTGTGCACGTCGGCATTCAAAGAAGGCGTGAGCACTTTCGGTTCCGAGCCGCCGACGTGCCAGATCTGCGGCGAGCCGCCGCCGGGCAACTGTCCAAGGGGTTGCCCGTGAGCCGCTCTCACGGCCCCGCTACGGTGCTCGCCGCCTTGCTGGCGGGCGCACTGTTGGCTCACGTGCTCGGCGCTTCACGCCCCGCCCAAGCGGGCGCAAAGAGCGACGAAGCGCGAGCGCTCGAACGGATCGCGCGAGTGCTCGAAAAGAAGTGCAAGCCGTGATCCGCTACTACATGCGCGCCGTCGCGCCCGACGACGTGTGCCTTGTCGATCGCTTGCCGTGCTTCCGAACCGAAGTCGTCGTCGAGCGCTTGTGTAAGTGCGCACGTTGCGGGCTCGCGTGGTTCGCCGAAGTCGGCACGACAACCGAGCATCGTTGCGGCGGGCGTGTCGAGCGCTTCGAGGTTCCAACGAATGTCGAACCGTGATCAAGGGAGCAAGCGCGGCAACGCCAAGCTCGACGAAGACAAGGTCGCACGAGCCCGCCGACTGTACCTCGAAGGCTGGTCGGCGGGCTCGCTTGCGGCGCTCTTCGGCGTGACTCCAACCGTTATGCACTTCGCGATCGTCGGGCGCACTTGGCGTCACGTTCGCAACCCGCCGCCCGTGCGCAAGGGTTTGCGCCCTTGCTACTGGCGCCAGAAACCGTGTTAGGCTCGACACGTCGGCGCGGCCCTATCCCGCCGACACGAGCCCCGCACGCCCCGTGCGTTCGTAGCGTGCGGGGCTCACCTATTGTGTGGTAATAAGGATCTATGAACGCACGAAAAGAAACCACGATCGTCGGGCCTTGTCGAGATGTGCCCTTCGGTTCGATCATTCGTGAGGCTTGGCAAGCGTCGGGGCTCACGCAAAAACAATTCGCCGAACGCCTAGGCGTGAAGCAACCACGCGTCGCCGAGATCTTCGCGAGCGAGTCGATAACCGAACACTTGCTCGATCGGTGCGTCGCCGCTCTCGGGCACGAACTCGAAGTGCGAATCGTCGGAAGGGTCAAGCGATGAGCATCAAAGGCAAAGGCGGCGAGTTCGAGATCGTGCCCGCAAGGAAGGCGACACATGCCCCGCTCGACGAAGTGATCCGAGCGCTCGACGAAGGCGACGGCGCGAGCATTGCCGAGCACGGCGCCGACATCGCGGGTTGGCTCAAAGAGCTACGACGCTATCGCGAGACGATCACTTGCTCGGCGTGCGCTCGCACCGTGATCGGTCGGCACCCGGTGTGCCTCGATTGTTACGAAGCAAGCGTGCGCAAGTTGATCGGCGACAGTCTTCGAGACGTCGTCGGGAACGTGAACGACGACACGACGCGAGAGCGGATCAAGGCGAAGCTACGCACGATCCTCGAAAGGAAGATCGGGCGATGATCAAGAGCGCAATCGAGAGGCAACACAAGCGCAACGCCGGCGCCGTCGAGTGCGTCGCGTGCGGCGGCTCGGGCACGTCGAGCAAAGGCAAAGAGTGCGCGGCGTGCAAGGGCACGGGCTCGATCCCGAAAGCCAACTACAACGCACAACACTCGTCGAAGAGCAACGAGCACTATACGCCCGCCGAGATCGTGAACGCCGCACGGTTCACGCTCGGCGGGATCGATCTCGATCCGGCGTCGTGCACGCTCGCGAACGAGGTCGTGAAAGCGGCGGCGTTCTACGGGCCGGGATCGGAGTTCGCCGAAGACGGGCTCGGCGAACCGTGGCTTGGTCGCGTGTTCTGCAACCCGCCCGGCGGGCGAGCGCCCGACGGCATGCCGACGAAGAGCAATGCTGCCTTGTGGTGGATGGTACTTGCCGAAGCGTGGCGAACGGGCGAAGTCGAAGCGGCGATCTTCGTCGGCTTCACGCTTGAGATCTTGCGAAGCGCGCAAGGGCTCGACGTGCCGCAACCTCTCGACTTCCCCTTGTGCGTGCCTTCGTCGCGCATCGCCTTCGACACGCTCGGCGTCGAAGGCAAGTGCAACACCGAGAGCATCGGCAAGCGTTGCACTTCGTCGCAACCGACACACGCGAACGTGATCGTGTTCTTGCCGCCGCACCAAGAACACGACGCCGCCGACGCCGTCGATCGTTTCGTCGACGCCTTCACACCGATCGGGCGATGCCGGATCTGAAGATACCGATCGAACGGCTCGATCGCGAAGTCGTCATGCGCGACGAAGCGGGCTCACTACACCGCTTCGTGCGCATGGCGTTTCACCAAGTCGAGCCGACGCCGTTCGTTGACAATTGGCACATAGGGATCTTGTGCTCCTACCTCGAAGCGGTGAGCCGCGGCGAGATTCAACGGCTCGTGATCAACGTGCCGCCGGGCACCATGAAGTCGCTTTGCGTGTCGGTGTTCTGGCCCTTGTGGGAATGGCTCAAGAGACCTGAAACCAAGTGGATGTTCGCGAGCTACGACGCGACGTTGTCGGCTCGCGACGGGCGACGAATGTTGCGCGTCTTACAATCGAAGTGGTTTCAAAAGCGCTTCGATCCGAGGCTTACCGAGCTACGCCCGGCGGCGACCGACTTCGACAACACCGACGGCGGCTTTCGCTTCGCGACGTCGGTTGCCGGCAAGGCGACCGGGCGGCACGCCGACATTCAAGTTGTCGACGATCCGATCAAGCCGCACGACATGCGCGGCTCGTTGGCGGTCACGAAGAAAGCGATCGACAACGTGTCTACTTGGTGGAAGGAAACCATGCCGAGTCGGCGCGCCAATCCCGAAACCTTCCGACGCGTGATCGTGATGCAACGTTTGCACGAAGACGATCTTGCCGGCGAGATGTTGCGCGAAGGCGGGTGGACGCACCTTTGCTTGCCCATGCGCGCCGAGCCGACGAAGGTTTGCCCGTGCACCGATCCCGAGTGCACGCCCGAAGATCCGAGGCGCACCGAAGGCGAGTTGCTTTGGCCCGCCCGCTTCCCCGAAGTCACGGTGCGCGAAGACGAAACGACCGGCATGGGTCCAAGCGTCGCCGCCGCACAGAACCAACAACGCCCGACGCCGGCGAGCGGCGGCATATTCCAAAAGACTTGGTTTCGCTACTGGCACAACACGGCGGGCACGCCCGTGCCCAGCGATCCGAAGTTCCCGTGTCGTGATACCGAGTGCCGAGTGTTGCCCGAGTCGGGCACTTGGATCCAATCTTGGGATATGACTTTCAAGGGCACCGACGGCACCGACTTCGTCGCCGGCGGCGTGTGGTTGTATGACCCGCCCGACGCCTATCTCGTCGCGCAAGTGTGCGCCCGTTTGAGCTTCGTCGAGACGCTTCGAGCCGTGGTTGCCATGGGCAAGCGATACCCGCTCGCGTTCACTCGTTTGATCGAAGACAAGGCGAACGGGCCGGCGGTCGTGAGCATGCTCGAAAAGAAAGTGTCGGGGCTCGTGCTCGTGAATCCGCAAGGCGGCAAAGAGGCTCGCGCGCACGCGTGTTCGGGGCTCTTTGAAGCCGGGAACGTGTTCATTCCGCACGACGCGATCGCGCCATGGTCGCCAGCCTACCGCGCGCAAGTGTCGACTTTTCCGCGTGGCGTAAACGATGATATGGTCGACCAAACGACGCAAGCGTTGATCCGACTCCAACAACGACACGTGCCCTTCGTCGAAGCGATGAGAGCCGTGCAAGGGCAACTAGATGGGCAGTAACTATCTCTCGAAGGTTCTTCGGCAAGGCGGCGAGATATGGGGCGCGCTCTCGCTCGTGCGCGACAACTGGCAAAACGTCTTGACCGGTCTCGGCACGAGCCGAGACAAGACGGCTTACGGTCGCTTCGTTCGGCTTTCCGAGATCAACGAAACCGAGCTAACGAGCCTCTATCACCAGAACGACACGGCTCGAAAGATCGTCGCCTTGAAGCCGCAAGAGATGATGCGACAAGGCTTCGCCGTGAGCGTCGACGACGACACCGAAGCTTCGAGCGAAGTGTCGAAAGATCTACGTCGGCTCGACGTCGGTTTGAACGTTCGAGACGCGATGATATGGGGCAGGCTTTACGGCGGCGCGGTCGTGATCATTGGAGCCGACGACGGCGGCGGCGCCGAAGAGCCGTTGAACGAAGACGCGATCCGATCGGTGAAGTTTCTTCACGTCGTGGACAAGCGCTATCTCGTGCCCGACACCTACTTCGAGGATCCACTAAACGACGAGAACTTCGGCGAGCCGCAAACCTATCGCGTGGTCACTCGGCGCGGCGCAACGAACGTCGTGATCCACCGTTCGCGCTTGCTTGTCTTTGGCGGCTCGCACACGAGCGACGAAGAGCGCGACCGGTTGGGCGGTTGGGATCATTCCGTGATCGCGCCAGTCTACGACGTGCTTCGCATGTTCGACTCGGTTTGGAAGTCAGCCGAACATCTCATGTCGGATGCATCGCAAGCCGTGTTCAAGATTCAAGGGCTTATGAGCATGCTCGCCGGCGGGCAAAAAGACGTGCTCCAAACCCGCATGCAACTCGTCGACATGTCGCGCTCGGTTGCTCGCGCGCTCTTGCTCGACGCCGAAGCCGGCGAAGAGTTCACGCGAGAAGCGTCGAGCTTTACCGACGCGCAAAACATGCTCGAAAAGTTCATGATGCGACTCGCGAGCGCGGTCGACATTCCCGTAACGATCCTTATGGGTCGATCGCCCGCCGGGCAGAACGCGACGGGCGACGCCGACTTTCGTTGGTTCTACGACACGATCCGAACCGCACAAGAAAACGAGTTGCGCCCGCAACTCGAAAAGCTCGTGCGCCTCGTCATGCTCGCCGCCGACGGCCCAACGGGCGGCAAAGAGCCCGAAGCCTGGGGCTTGTCGTTCGCGCCCTTGTGGCAGAACACGCCAAGCGAACAAGCCGAACTCGAAAAGAAGCACGCCGAGAAAGACAAGATCTATATCGACGCCGGCGTTGTGCTTCCCGAAGAGGTTGCGCTTTCACGATACCGGCCCGAGGGTTGGAGCGCCGACACGACGATCGATCGCGAGCTTCGCGAAGAGATGCTCGAAGCCGAAGCGACGATGCCGGCGGCGACCGACGAGCCCGCCGACAACGAGCCCGTCGACGAGCCCGAAGCGACGGGCGGCAACGTCGTGCTCGCGCCGACCGACATTGCGATCGTCGTGACCGTGAACGAAGCGCGCAAGTCGCAAGGCTTGCCCAACTGGCCCGACGCCGACGAAGGCAACTTGACCGTCGCCGAGTTCAAGGCGCGCAAAGAAGCCGAAGGTGCCGAAGTTGGCGCCGCCGAAGGCGAGGTTGCCGCCGACGAGATCGCGCCGAAGCCCGACATGCCGCCGGCGATGCAAGCGCAACAATCGGCACCGTTCGGCGCGCCCGCCGCCGAGCCCGACGACGAACCGCCCGTGCCGCCGTCAGAACCGCCCGAGAGCGAGCCCGAGCCCGACGACGAGTAAACCATGCCGCCCGCGCGCATCGCCGCTACACGGCGCCGTAGGGCGCTAGCAAGGCGCATCCCAAGCCGCGCCGTGCGCCGTGCGAACTCGCCGCGCCCGCCGCGGGCGGCGGCGCTCGCTATGACGAAGGCGATCAACTCGAAGCTCGGGCAACTCGAAGCCGTGATCGAACGGCTCTTGTTTCCCGTGCTCGACGAGTTCGCCGAGCGCGGCGAGCGCCCGATCGCGTTTTCGATCGACGAGCCCGACGACGCTCGAACGAGAGTCGACGCCGCGATCCCGCGCTACGTCGGGGCGCGCCTCGAAGCGATCGATCTACACCTTGCCGAGATCTTCGACGAGCGCGAGCTTGTTGACGGGCTCGAAGTGATCGGCAAGCGCGTCTCGACGATCAACGCTACCGAGCTTCAACGTGTGGTCGGTGTCTCGATCCGAGAAGCCGCGCCCGAGATTGCCTCGAACATTGAAGCGTGGCGAGCGTTGAACGTGAGCCGAATCAAGTCGCTTGCCGGGCAAGAGCTTGTCGAGATCACGCAATTGCTAGAGTCGTCGGAATTGATCGGGGCGCGTGTCGAGGTTCTTCGCAAGGCAATCGAGGATCGCTTTTCGGTCACGCGCTCGAAGGCGGCGTTGCTCGCTCGCGACCAAACGCTAACGCTCAATTCACAGATCGCGAAGGCGCGGCAACAAGCCGTCGGGATCTCCGAATACGTGTGGACAACGAGCGGCGACGAGCGCGTGCGAACCTTCGACGACGGCAACACGGATCATTCGATTCTCGACGGCAAAACGTTTCGTTGGGACACTGGCGCCGACGTCGGCGACGGGCGAATGTTGAATCCCGGCGAAGACTATCAATGTCGTTGCACGGCGTTTCCAGTGCTCGCCGAGCTAGCCTAAAGCGTCTTTAGGGCAATCGTCGAACACGTTGCCGAGCCCCGCTTCGGCGTGGTAATTCTGCCGAAGTGAGCATGAAGCACGTCGAGCGATTGGACTTTGGACGATTCACCAAAGTAGAACGCACGCCGCAAGGCGGGCTTCGTGTGCCGTCGAACCTCACACGGATCGGCGTGTTCGTTTACACGTTGCCCGATGGCACGAAGCGCCGAGAGCTTCGGCCCGCCGCCGAAGTGTTCGCCGAAGATTCTCTCGGTACGCTCGCCGGTGCGCCGGTCACGGATCTACATCCGAACAAGCCCGTGCGCCCTAGCAACTGGCGCAAGCTCTCGATCGGTCACGTTGCCGACGACGTGCGCGGCGACGGCAAGTTCGTCTCGGCGAAGCTCTTGATTCAAGACGCCGAAGCGATCGCCGCCGTCGAGCGCAAAGACCGTTGCGAACTCTCGTGCGGCTACTCATGCAAGCTCGACGAGACACCCGGCGAACTCGACGGCGAGCGTTACGACGCGATCCAAAGAGACATTCGCTATAACCATGTTGCGCTTGGTCCCAAGGGTTGGGGCAGGGCGGGCGCCGAAGTCGCGTTGCGGCTCGACGCAAAAGGCAATCAAGTTGCGGCGGGTGAACCGTCGTCGAAACCGAACGAGGCTCAGATCATGAAGTACACGATCGACGGCGTGACCTACGACACGAACACGCCCGAGTTCATGCAAGCGCTCGCGCTTCGAGACAAGCGCGTCGACGGCGAGATCGAAACACTCACGGGCGAGCGCGACACCGCGAGCGCCGAGCGCGACGCCGCGATCAAGGATCGCGACGACGCAAAGAAAGCGCTCGACGAAGCGAACGATCCGAAGCGGCTCGACGCTCTCGTGACCGCCCGTGTTGCGGTCGTGAGCAACGCCCGGCGCGTGCTCGGCGACGAGTTCAAAGCCGACGGCAAGAGCGAGCGCGAGATCATGATCGAAACGATCGTGCACACCGACGACAAGTTCGACGCCGACGGCAAGAGCGACGACTATGTGCGCGCCTACTTCGAGGCGAGCACGAAGAGCACGAAGCGTCACGACGAAGGCGGCGACGGGATCGGCGCCGCTCGAAGCGCCGCGAAGAGCGCGCCCCGCGGCGGTCGCAAAGACGGCGAGCGCGAAGACGACAACACCGACGAGAGCGATCGCTACGACGCCGAAGCGGCGCACGCTCGCATGCTCGCCGACAACGCCGAAGCGGCGACCAAACCGCTTCGCTTCTCTCGGGACAACTAGGGCTCACGGGCTCGAAGGTAGGAGCAACGAACATGCAAACTGTATACGCAACCAACATGCCCGTCGCCCGCGCCGGGCTCGTCGCCGATTCGGGACTCGTGCAAGACACGATCTCGCGCTTGGCCGAAGACGCCGCCGGCGCCAAAGCGGGAACCTTCGTGGTTCCCGGAACCGACGCCGAGCGTCAAGCGGTCGTGCCGACAACCGCCGCCGAGATCACCGACGGCGACGGGCTCGGCGTCGTCATGTATGACGCCAGCAAAGAGCCCGGCAAGACCGCCGCGGCGCTCGCCGCCGGCAACGAATACGACGTCGAAGAGATGTTGCCCGTCATGCAAAAGGCCCGCGTTTGGGTCTTGTGCGATGCCGCCGCAACGATCGTCGCGAACACGCCGGCGTTCGTTCGTTACGACACTGCGTCGACGCCCGCCGGGATTCTCGGCGCTTTCCGCGAAGACGTCGACACCGCCGACGCCGCCGCGCTTCCCGGTGCGTTTTTCCGGTCGGCGCATCGCGACGTCGACTTCGACGGTGCGGGCATGCAACGAATCGCGCTCGTCGAGATCAACTTGCCGACGGCGTAGCCGAAAGCCCCAACAGAACGAATTGAAGGAACAACGAAGATGCCTCCGACGCTTTTCGAATCCCCCGCTTTTTTGGCGCGGCTCCAAGCCGACGTCTTCCAGCACTGCAACATTCGACTCGATGCCGGCGAAACCGCCGCGCTCGCGAAGCAACTCGAATTCGTTTACGCGAAGACATACGACGTCAAGCACGCCGAGTTGAAAGCTCGGCGCTTCATCCCGATCGACACGAGCGTCGACGCCGCCGCCGAATTCTTCACCTATCGGCAGTGGAACATGTTCGGCATGGCGAAGTTGATCGCAAACTACGCCGACGATCTTCCTCGTGTCGACGCGCTCGCGAAGGAATTCCCGGCGCCGATCAAGTCGCTTGGCGCGAGCTACGGCTACTCGATTCAAGACATGCGCCGCTCGGCGAAGGCGGGCTCGCAACTCGAAACTCGGCGTGCCGCCGCGGCTCGCCGTGCGCACGAGCAGAGCTTCGACGAGATCATGGCGAACGGCGACGCCGACGCCGGGCTCGGCGGGTTCCTGAACAACGCAAACGTGCCCGTCGTCGGAGCGGTCACGGGCGCATGGGTCACGACGCCGGCGACGCCGCTTCAGATCGTCGAAGATCTGAACACGCTTGCAAACGCGATCGTGACGAACACGCTCGAACTCTTCGTGCCCGACACGTTGATCCTCGACAACGTGTCTTTCGCGTTGATCAACTCGACGCCGATGTCGCTCACGGGCGACGCCGACAAGACGATCCTTCGGTTCTTCTTGGACAACACGCCCTACATTCGCAACGTCGATCAGTGGAACAAGCTCAACACCGCCGGCGCCGCCGGTGTGTCGCGAGCCGTTTGCTACTACCGCAACGAAGAGGTTCTTGCCGGCGTCGAGCCGCAACCCTTCGAGCAATTCCCGCCGCAGTGGCGCAACCTCGAAGCCGTGATCCCGACGCACTCACGGATCGGCGGTGTGCGGGTACAGTACCCGCTTGCCATGGCATACATGGACGATCTGTCGGGCTAGCCCTTCGGTCGCACAACGCCGCGAAGTCACGCCTAGGAAGTGTGGCCATGCGAGCCCGAGAGCGCTTCGGCGCCTCGGGCTTTCGCGGTGAACCCGAACGCACGAAAGGTTTCGACGATGGCAACGATCAAGAACACTGAAGCCCGGTTGATTCAAGGCCCGCCCGTTGCGGGGCACAAGCCGCCCCGTTGGCTTCCCGGAAAGAACCCGCTCGACTTGTCTTATTGGGGCAAGGTGAAAGATCGATCCGACATGAAGCGTTGGCTTCGTCTCGGTTGGCTCGAAGTCGACGAGCGCGAAGAGATGCCGGATCCGAACGTGCCGCCGACCGACGAAGAGCTTGCCGAGTTCGAGACGAAGGATCTTCGGGCGGCGCTCAAGAATCCGACCGTTCCCGTTCAATGGCACCCGTCGCTCGAAGCCGAGCTTGCCAAGCGCGAGAGCGCCGAACTTCAAGCACGCTTGCCGCCGGCGAAGCCGCCGAGCAACGAAGATCGCAAGAGCCTCTCGGGCTTGAAAGTCGAAGACGCCTTGCCCTTGATCGCCGCCGAGTCGGATATCGACACACTCGAAGCTTGGTCGCAAGCCGACAAGCGCAAGTCGATCGACGAAGCGATCGACGCACGCTTGACCGAACTCGCTCTCGACGGCGACGAAGGCTAAACGATGGCAGTAGAACGCCGCGACTTTCTCTCTCGGTTTCCCGAGTTCGAGCCCGCTTCAAAAGCCATGATCGAAGCGGCGCTCGACGAAGCCGAGAGGAATGTCGACGACGCGATCTTCGGCAGCAAGACCGACGACGCGATCCGTTGGAAGACGGCGCACCTACTTGCGATCTCGCCGTTCGGGCAACAAGCCCGCTTGATCGCGAAGGATGGATCGACAACTTACGGCAACCGCTTCGTCGCGCTCGCGAAGAGTATGACACCAGGTTTCAGGGTAGCGTGAGACATGCCGCGCAACGTTCGCATTACCGATCGAGATAGAGGCTTCAAGGCGCTTATGCGGCGCGTGAAGAAACTCGCTCGCGGTCGTGCGGTTACTGTCGGTGTGCACTCGGGCGCGGGCGGCGCGCCCGCCGGCGGCGGCGGTATGTCGGTCGGCGATGTCGCCTCTATTCACGAGTTCGGGCTCGGCAACAATCCCGAGCGCTCGTTCGTTCGAGCTTTCGCCGACGACAAGCGAGACGAAGCGGCGAAAGTCGAAGCGCGTCTTGTGGCAAGTGCAGTGAAGGGAACGAACACCGTCGACGACGCGCTCGAAAAGTTCGGGCTTTGGCTCGTTGCCGCAATGCAAAAGAGAATCCGCGGCGGTATCCCGCCCGCGCTCGATCCCGTGACTATCGAACGCAAGGGATCTTCAACACCGTTGATCGACACGGGGCAACTCGTGTCGAGCATCACGCACAAGGTCGAGTAATGGCGATCCCTTGGGACACAATCCGGCCCGCCTTGCTCTCGCTCTTCGGCGACTTGAGCGCACTGCAAACGGTTTGGATCGACAAGCGGCGCCCGTACATTGACACGCGGGCGCAAGCGGTTGTCTTGCTCCGTGTGCGCACGAGCGAAGGCATAGGCGTCGACGATCGGCGATACACCGATCTCGGGCTCGCCGCGCCCGAGCCGACGCTTGAAGAAACCGCAAACGGGCACCGTCGCGTCGGGCTCGACGTTCGCGTTGAAAGCTTTCGGCACGACGACGATCGTTTCGCGTTCAATGCTGCCGAAGAGATTCGGACCAAGCTACTTTTCGGTTCGTCGCTCGCGAGGCTTCGAGCCGTGAACGTTGCGGTTGTGCGTGCGGCGCAAGTCGTCGACGTGTCGGGCGTGATTCAAGACGACCGGGCGACTTCGGTTGCCGTGCTCGACTTGATCTTGAACGTCGGCGTGTGCATCGCCGACGACGCCGAAGAGAATCGAGTTTACAACATTGAGAGCGTCGATCCGGTCGGCGTGATCCTTCCCGATCCGTAGGAGCCCGAAGCATGAGCCTCGAAGATATCATCTCGGTTTCAATCACCGCCCAAACAACGACCGTTTCGCGGCTCGGCTTCGGTACGCCGTTGATCGCCCGAGCGCACAACGTGATCGCAAGTGTTGTGCGTCAATACAAGACGCTTACCGCTATGACCGACGACGGTTGGCCCGCAACCGATCCCGCCGTGCTCATGGCAACGAAGATCTCGTCGCAGAACCCGAAGCCCGCCGCTTGGAAGGTCGGCAAGCGAGCGAGCGCCTTCGATCAATCCGTCGAGATCGAATGTATCAACGTGACCGAAGGATACACTTATGAGTTCGACATCGTCGTCGGAACCACGACAACGTCGATCTCCTATGTCGTGCTCGCGGCGGCAACACCGACGACGGTTGCCGCGGCAATTGACGCGTTGATCAACGCGATCTCGGGTGTCACTTCGACCGCGGCTCTCGGCGTGATCACGGTCGACACCGACACGTCGGGCGCGCTCGTCGACTATGTCGGCTTCGACGAGCCCGACAACTTCACGATCAAAGATGTGACAACCGATCCGGGAATCGCCGCCGACTTGACCGCGATCGAGACCGTCGATCCCGACGGATGGTATGCGCTTTTGCTCGACTCGAACAGTGAAGCCGAAGTGCTCGCGGCGGCGGCTTGGATCGAGGCGCGCAAGAAGATCTTCTTGTGCAACACGACCGATTCGGAAGTCGTCGATAACACCGTGACCGACGACGTTATGAGCGATCTGCAATCGTTCGCCTATGCGCGCACGGCTTGCATCTATTCGCAAGCTCGCATGCTCAATTGGAGCGGCGCGGCTTGGGCGGGCAATCGCTTGCCTGCCGATCCGGGCTCGTCGACTTGGGCTTTCAAGACCCTTGCGGGCGTGCAAGTCGACGGCAACTTGACCGGCGGGCAAGTCGCCGTGATCGAGAGCAAGGGCGGGAACGTCTATCGCACGATCGCCGGCGTGAACGTGACGACGTTCGGGATCACTAGCTCGGGCGAGTATATCGACGTGACTCGCTTCATTGATTGGCTCGACTCTCGGATCAAGGAACGAATCTTCGGCGTGTTGATCAACAACGCCAAGATCCCTTATACCGACACGGGCGTCGATCTCATGCGCGGGCAAGTGCTCGCGCAGTTGTTCCAAGGGATCACGGTCGGCGGGCTCGCCGCCGATCCCGCTCCGGTCGTTACGGCGCCGCTCGTCGCCGATATCGATCCCGCCGACAAGGCGGCGCGGATCCTCCCCGACATCTTTTTCCAAGCGACGCTCGCCGGCGCGATTCACCAGTTGGTGATCTCGGGCGTGCTTTCGGTCTAGTCGCGCAACTGTAGGAGCAAGCGATCATGAGTTTCAAAGTCTACGACGCGAACGAGGTCACGGTGTCGATCGCCGGGCTTCCGATCGAAAGCGGTTACGATGACGGCGAGTTTTGCCGAATCGAGCAAGAAGCCGACGACTTCGTCGATAAGGCGGGCACCGACGGCGAAGTGACTCGAAGCAAGACGAACGATCGCCGAGCGACGATCTCGGTGATCCTCATGCAATCGAGCGCGGGCAATGCGCTCTTGTCGGGCTTGAACAACATCGATCGACTCGCCGGCAACGGCGCGGGCGTCGGGCCTTTGCTCGTTCGCGATCGGCAAGGCACATCGCTCTATGCCGCCGCCGAGTGTTGGATCTCGAAGCCGCCCGACGTGTCGTTCGATCGCGAGCCGACGGCGCGCGAGTGGACATTGCGTTGTGCGAACCTCGAAAGGTTCGACGGCGGCAACTGACAACAATCAACAACGCACGGGATAGGGATAGGGCAACATGAGAGAGACGAAAGCAAAAGAGATCGGGGATCGGGGATATTCGTATCACGTGATCCAATTCGGGGCGCGGGAAGGCGGGCGCGTGCTCGTGCGCTTGCTCAAGATGTTGGGCGGCGTTGCGGGCACGGCGATCGAAGGCGCGACGCTCGACGAAAACGAGCAAGCCGAAACGGCGCTCGTGTCGATCGGTATGAGCACGGCGGGCAAGATGTTGTCGAACTTCGCCGAGACCGTGAGCGAAGACGACTTCGATTACTTGATCGACAAGTTCGCGCCGACGACTTCGGTTTCGGGCGGCGACTTCAAGGGCGCCGTTCCCTTGTCGACCGAAGGCGTTTTCGATCTACACTTCGCCGGCGCGTATCCCGAACTCGGGCAATGGTTGCTCTTTGCTGTCGAGGTAAACTTCGGCAGTTTTTTAGGCGAAGGCGGCATCTTGCAAAAGGCGCAAGCGATGGCAAACGTTCGCCCGGTTTCGACGGCAAAGGCGGCAAGCGCGTCCAAGTCGAGATCCCCGAACACCTCCGCGACGAGTGGACGATCTGGCGCGTAGCTAGCTCGCCACACTTCAACGATTCTCTTGTCGATATCGAAACGAATTGGAGCCTAAACGATCTACATGATGCACTCGACGTGATCGACATGCTCGAAGAGCTAGAACGGCGTCGAGCCCCATCGCCGAGAAAGTGAGAGCATGGCACTTCGAGAGATCATTGCCCGGTTCGGTTTCCAAGTAGATTCGAGCGGGCTCACGAAAGCGAAGTCGGGGATTGCCGGCGTCGTGTCGCAAGCTCGCGTCTTCGGCGCGGCGATTGCGGGCTCGGTTGTCGTGCGCGGGATCGCGAACTTCGTCGACGAGATCACGACCGCCGGCGACGCGCTCGGCAAGACGGCGACGCAACTCGGGCTCTCGGGCAAAGAGTTGCAAGCGTGGCAAACGGCGGCGGGCTTCGCCGGTGTCGAGGCGACGAACCTCAATCAAGGGTTTCGGATCCTAGGCAAGAACGCCTTGCTTGCTCAGCAAGGATCGAAGCAAGCCGCCGACGCCTTCGACACGCTCGGCGTTTCTATCGAAGACGCGAGCGGCAATCTGAAGCCGGCGAATCAACTCGCACGCGAAGCGGGGATCGCGCTCGGCGGGCTCGAAGATCGAACGAAAGCCGTCGGGCTTGCGCAACAAGTGTTCGGGCGCGCCGGCGCCGCACTCTTGCCCTTGTTCAAAGATGGCGCCGAAGGGCTCGACGCCGCCTTGCGCAAGCTCGAAGAGTTCGGCGGCGGGCTCTCGGATACTTTGATCCCGCTCGCCGAAGAGAGCCGCGATCGATTCTTCGAGTTCGAGATCGCGACGACGTCGCTCAAGTCGCAACTAGCGGTCGCGCTCTTGCCCGTGTTGAATCAAGTCGTGCTCGGGCTCTCGAAGGTCATAGCCTGGATCTCGAAGGCGACCGCGAACACTGAAGTGTTCAAGTCCCTTATGATTGCGCTCGGGCTCGCAATCGGGAAGATCGCGATCGCGAAGTTCGGCGGCTCGCTCTTGAAGCTCGCCCGAGCGGCGGCGTTGCCGTTGCTCAAGTTCGCACTCTTGTTCTTGCTCGTCGACGACTTGATCGCGCTCTTCGAGGGTCGCGGTTCTGTGATCGGCGAGTTGATCGACAAGATATTCGGCAAGGGCACGGCGAAAGCGATCGTCGACGGGATCGAGGGCATTGGCAAAGCCGTTGCCGACGTGATCAAAACGGGCGACTTCGAGGCGTTCGACAAGGCTCTCGAAGACATCTTCGGCCCGATCGGATCCGACATCGTAGGCGACATCGTTTTTACGTTCGAGATGATCGGCGAAGTGATCGACGCCGCGCTCGACGGGATTGCCCTCAAGCTAGACGGGTTCTTGCAATCGATCGCCGATTGGATCAACTCGGTTTCGCAAAGTATCGCCGACGGTGTGAAGGCGTTCGGCGAAGCCGCCGCCGAACTCGGGCAAGCCATAATCGACGGCATCGTCGACGCGATCAAGGAAGGCGCCGAAGCGGTCGCCGACGCGCTCGGCGCGGTCGCGAAAGGTGCGGTGAAAGCCGCAAAGAAACTCGTCGGCGCTTCGAGCCCTTCGAAGCTCTCGGCGAAGCTCGTCGGCGCGCCTCTTGCCGAAGGCGTTGCCATGGGCGCGAAGGATGCCGCTCGCGCCGCCGCCAGAATGAGCGCTAACGCGCTTTCGGCGGCGTCGGGACTCGAAGCCCCGCGGGCGATCTCGGCGCCCGCACGGGGCGGCACGGGCGCGGGAATCGCCGGCGGCGTCGTGTTCAAGAGCGAGATCGCGCTAACGGTTCACGGCGGCTCGGCGAGCGACCCGCAGATCCAAAAGCTTCGGCAAGGTATGCGAACCGAGTTGCACGACAACCGGCGCGCCATGCTCGACGCCCTAACGCAACTTGTCGAGGTTCCAACATGACGGCGTTCATTGTTCCCGACGACGACTCGGGCCGGATCGTTACGTTCGACGTGATCGAAAACGAGCTACACGAGAGCGTCGTCGAAGTCTCGGATCACCCGGTCGAAGTTGGCGTGAACGTTTCCGATCACGTGCGCCCGCTTCCCGAGCGCCTCTCGCTCACCGCCTACACAACGAACACGCCGATCGCAATCAACCCGTTCACTCAAAGAGGCGAGCACAAGGCGATCGCTTTGAACGTGCCTCAGTGGACCGTGCCCGTTGAACCGACGCCCGGCGCGCTCTATCGAGCGGGCTTGCAAGCGCTCGGCTCGCTCTTCGGCGAGCCCGAGCGGGTCGCGACGGTTCTCACTTTCGCCGACGCCTTCAATGCGATCTATGAAACCTTCGAGATCTTGCAAGAGCTTCAAACGAACGCCGTGCTTTTGCAGATCGTCACACCGATCAAAGTCTACGAAGACGTGATCCTTGAACGCGTCGCCGCGCCTCGCAATGCGGGCGACGCCGGCGTTGCCTTCGGGCTCGACGTGCGACAACTTCGCGTTGTCGAATCGGGACAAGTCGCCGCGCCGCCCGTGCCCGCCGACGACGTGCCCGGCGGGCACCCGCTCTTGAACAAGGGCGGGCAAGGCGCGAAGCCGCCCGGCGCCGGCGAAGACGAAGGCAAGGGCGGGTCGATTGCCTACAATCTCCTATCGGGACAAGGGTTGCTGTAATGCCGTTGATCGTTCCCGTGTTTCCCGGCGAGCCTCTCTACGAAGAGCGCGTGCGGCTCGAAGGTCGCGACTATATCTTTCGGTTCGATTGGAACAACCGAGAGCAACGCTTCTATATGGGGATCAAGAATCAAGACGGCGAGAGCTTGATCGCTGGCTTGAAGGTTCTCGCGAATTGGGGCTTGCTCACTCGGCACCACTTCAATCCCGATCTCCCGCCCGGCGAGTTGATCCCGATCGACTTGGAGCAAGGTGGCACGCCGCCGACCTTCAACGACTTCGGCACCCGTGTTCGCTTGTTCTACTATGCGAGCGACGAAGATCTTTCGGAGTTCGCGCCGTGACCGTTCTATTCAAACGCGCCGCCGAGATCGTACTAGACACGATCCAATTGACGATCGCCGGCAATGAACCTTCGTCGGCGCTCGACGTGGCGTTTTCGATCGAGCGCTCTTTGAAGCCCGACCCGAACACCGCCGAGATCCAAGTGTGGAACTTGAACGAGGATCACCGATCGCAACTCGAAGACGCCGAGCGGATCCCTTGCACCGTGAGTGCGGGCTATCTCGATTCGATTGCGTTGATCTTCTCGGGCACGCTCCGAACCGCTTTCACGGTTCGCGAAGGGCCGGATCTCGTGACGACTCTTGCTTCGGGCGACGGCGAGAAAGAGTATCAACGATCACGCGTGAACCTCTCGGTTGCGCCGAAGACTCCTAACCCGTCGCTCATGCAACAGATCACGAAAGCGATCGGGATCGGCGAAGGCAACCTCGGCACGGCGACGCCGCAACTACTCGCCGCGCCGGCGATGTTGCCGCAAGGCGGCGTGCTCTCGGGCTCGGCGTCGCAGATCATGACGCGCACGGCGCAATCGCTCGGCTTCGAGTGGAGCATCCAAGACGGCGCTTTGCAGCTATTGAAGGTTGCGACGCCGCTTGCCGCGACGGCGGTTTTGCTCACACCCGAAACGGGGCTCGTCGGTTCGCCGTCGGTCGACAACGAAGGGATCTTGTCGGCGCAGTGTCTTATGATCCCCGACGTGTTTCCCGGTCGCTTGCTCGTGCTCGAAAGCGAGAGGCTCTCGGGAAGCTATCGCATAGAGAAGTGCAAGTATTCGGGCAACACCGCCGGCCCGGATTGGTATGTTGATATCGAGGCGAAGAAACTGGGTTGACCATGGGAGCAGAACCAACACTTACCGAGATCGTGCGGCTCGCTATCGAGTCGAAGTTGCTCGACGTTCACGTGTCTTTGCCGTGTCGCGTCGAGAGCTACGATCCGGCAACGATCACGGTCGAAGCGTTGCCCATGGTGCGGCGTGCGATCGAAGACGCCGACGGCAAGATCCAACACGAAGAGTTGCCGCCGATCCCGAACGTGCCCGTGTTGTTCCCGAGTTCGTCGGCGTTTTCTGGTGCGTGGCCGCTTGTGCCCGGCGACTTCGTGCTTGTCGTGTTCTGCTCGTCGGCGATCGGTTCTTGGCGAGAGTCGGGCGACATCGCCGATCCGGTCGACTTGCGGCGGCATGATCTGTCGCACGCCGTTGCGATCCCTTGCGTATGGCCCGCCGCCCAAGCGCCGACGAAGATCGCCACGAACCCGACGGCGATGTTGCTCGAAGTGAACGCGCCCGCGACACACGTGCAGGTCGGCGAACTGGCTTCGTCGTTCGTTGCGTTGTCGAACAAAGTCGAAAGCGCTCTCAGTGATCTGGCCGATGCAATTGTGAACGCGGGCATTTTTGCAGGCGATGGCGGGGCGACTCTGCAAACAAGCGCTAAGACGACTTTGACGGGCAAGGGTTGGACCGGGGGCGGATCGATTCCGCCTGTAGGTTTGACCGCAGCAACCAAGCTCAAGAGTGAATAACCAATGACACTTCAATTCAGTGTGAACAATTCGATCAGCTTGAGCGGCGACGTTTCGGTTCGGGAGTACTTGTTTCAGTGGAAGGAATTTATGGTTGCTAATGGGTGGACAGTCCCCCAATCTAGCAATGGTACGACGGGAGGGAGCACCGGTGGGACTGGCAGTGGCGGAGTCGGAGATCATATTATCGACCGCGACGATCTAAACCAGCACAATCCCGGTGTTAGCGAATCGTGGTTCGTGCTCCGCTCGCCCGACGGTCGTGAGATGAAGTGGAACCGCTACAATTCAAGCGGCAATGTTTGGTACATGTCTTACTCCCCAAGCGATGGTTTCCCTTTTTCCGGAGCTGCGGGATATCCGGTAGGGAATCAGCCGGACAATCCTGCAGACAATGTCGAGGTTATTGGCGCCACTAGGGACTTATGCACTGGGGGCAATATCCAAGTTCACATGTGTTGCGACGATGAAGCGCCATACTCTTTTTACAGTTGGGTTCACAATGCCGGCAACTTCAATACAGGAAGACACTTTCTTGCAATGGTTCCGATCACGACCGAACAACCGGGCGATACGGATCCGGTTGTCTTCGTTGTGACCGGGAACAACGAAACGGTAACGTATGCCAATCTAGACGACGAGATCGCAGTCAGCATCGCTTCACGCACTGTGGGCTATATGCCGAATCAAGGCGTTTATGTGGGAATGGCACTGGGCGGGATCGAGACACAACGAGGTGTTTGCTTCCCGTCGGGTATTAGTCAAGACGACAACGGTGCGGATCCGTCGATCCCTCTTCTGCCTGTACGCAATGCCTCGCAAGGCAATGGGGGCTTCAAAGGCTTCTCTACGTTCATGCAAAACAACGGAGTTGCACGCGCCGGAGGCGAGACTTTTGCTTCGCGAACAAGGATCTCTGTTGGTGATTACAACATGCCTTGGGATGGGGCAACGCAACCGGTTGCGAGCTAAGTCATGGCCGATTGGGACCAAACATATAACGAGATCGTTTTGGTGCCTTTGCAGCGGTGCCAATTCGCCGATACCTTGGATCCGGTAATTGACAACTTCAATCCGCCCGTCGGCACACCGCTAGTTCGGAGCGATTCGGTTTCGTTTGACGTGACCGACAACCGCGCATTGCGCCGCGCTCTCGTGCTCGTGACTCTCGACGGCGAGACTTATTGTGTTCATGACGGCTTCGCTTTTCGAGGCGAGTTCGCAAACCCGCAATCGTCGCGAACGCCTATCGTCGGCGGCTATCACTATATCGTGAAACGCAACGGCGGTTGGACCACACCGCCGACCTTCGAGGTTCTTGCCATCGACACAAGCGGAAACGAGGCGACCTAATGCCGCTCCCTTCCTACAGCTTCCCGCTATCGGTCACGCAACCGACCGTCGTCACGAGCGCCGACGGCGATCTCGACGGGCTCTTGCCCTTCGCGACGTTCGCCCGAGTCGAAGCGACGGGCGACATTGAGATCCCGCCGCGCATCGTGCGAGGCGTCGAAGCGATCCGCTTGCGGCTCGTGTCGCGCTTGAAGTTTTTCAAGCGTGAATGGTTCTTGGACCTTCGGCAAGGCATGCCCTACTTCGAAGCGGTGTTCGTCAAGAATCCCGATATCTCGCTCGTGCAATCGATCTTCCGTCGTGCGATTCTCTCGACGCCCGGCGTGCTCACGGTGGCGCGCATGGTGACAACCTTTGATCGCGGGGCTCGCTCTTTCACAATCGATCCACTTGAGATCGTGCTAACCGGCGGCGTCGTATTCCGAGCGCAACCCGACGAGTTTATCATCGCCTTGCCGGGCAACATTACGGAGCAATAAGCAATGGCTTTCGTCGACGCAACCGGTTTGCAGATCAAGACGATTGAAGAGATCCTCGAAGAGCTTTCGACGCAACAGAAAGCCGAGATCGATTCGACGTTGAACACGGCGCCCGACGAACCGATCGGCGAGTTGAACGGGATCTTTGCGGCGCAGTGTCGCGAATTCTGGGAAGTGCTCCAAGTCGCCTATAACGGTTTCAATCCCGACGCCGCCGAAGGGTTCTTGCTCGAAAAGCTTTCGGCTCTCACGGGCACGCTTCGCGAAGGCGCAACGAAGAGCACGGTTGAGCTAACGTGCGATATCGACGCCGCGACGACGATCATTGCGGGCACGCACTTCGCGCACGTCGTCGGCGATCCCGACAACCGTTGGACGCCCGTTGCCGACTACACCGCCGCGGGCGGCGGCGCGCAACCGGTAGACTTTGAAGCCGAGTTCGCCGGCGCAGTGATCGCGAACGCCGCGACGATCACGGTTATCGCGACACCGGTCACGGGTTGGAACACTTGCACGAATGCCGCCGACGCTACGATCGGAAAAGAGATCGACAACGACGCCGAGTTGCGGCAACGGCGAGAGGAAGAATTACGGGCGACGGGCTCGGCAACGCTCGACGCGATCCGTGCCGACGTGCTCGCCGACGAAGACGTGTTGCAAGTGAGCGTCTTCGAGAACACGAGCGACATCGTCGACGCTAGCGGCTTGCCGCCGAAGTCTATCGAGGTTGTCGTGTACGACGGCAACCCGCCCGTGCTCTCGAATTCCGAGATCGCGCAATTGATCTTCGACACGAAAGCCGCCGGGATCCGTGCCTTCGGTCTCGAAAGCGGTGTCGCAACCGATTCGGTCGGCGCGTTTCACACGATCCACTTTTCGCGACCTACCGAGCGCCAAGTGTGGATCGAGCTTTTCATCTCGATCGATATCTCGACGGGCTATGCCGGCGCCGCCGCCTTGAAGGCGTCGCTTGTCGAGTTGAACACTTCCGATCTGTTGCAAGGGCGCGACGTGATCGCGGCTCGGCTCGGCGAAGTCGCGATGTCTTACGACGGCGTCTTCGATCTCTACTCGCCGCCGCAACTCGGCTTCGCCGCCTTCCCTGTTACCATCGTGAACCTTTCGATCGGCCCGCGTGAGATTGCGCGGCTTGATACCGGTCGCATCGTGATCAACGAACAAGTGATCCCGATCCCATAGGAGCAATCGCAATGCAGTGTCCCGAAACTCTACTTGGTCCCGAAGCCTACTTCGCCGCTCTCGCGCTCGCCGTCGGCGTGCTCGTGAACGCAATCAAACGGATCCCCAAAGTGCCCGCCGACGTCTTGCCCGTTGCCGCCTTCGCGCTCGGGTATGTGATCGACGGCGCGCTCGGGCACTACTCGTGCGGGCTCACGTTCGGGCAAGCCGCGCTCTCGGGCTTGGGCGGCGGGCTCGCCGGGCTCGCGGCGGCGGGCGGGCATGAAGCGCTCATGCGTTCGGCGAGTCGTGTCGGGCTCGGCAAGCTGGCAACCGTGTTGCTCGGCAAGGCGAAGCAAGTGAAGGCGAAGACGCTCGCCGCGTCGCTCGTGTTGATCTTCGCGTTCGTGTGCGCGCCCGTCGTCGTGTCGTGCGACGGTGCGCTCGGCAAGGCGGCGAAGGTCGCGCACACCGTCGGCAACGCGTTAGAGATTCTCGACGGGCTTGCATCGAAGTCGCAAACCTACTTCGACCGGCATCCGTCACTCGACAACAGCGCGGCGGTGTTCGACTTGATCAAGCTCGTTCGTGAAGCCGTCGACAACGGCGAGCACGAGAAAGCCGTCGAGCTGTATCGCGACCTTCGCAAGCAACTCGACGATCTCGGCATCCCGTCGGCGAGCCCGCCGGGCGGCGGTGCGGAAACCGACACGCCCGAGCCCGAGCCCTTCGAGGTTCCGACGGTCGAAGAGTTCAAGGCGGCGCTATGATCAAGGGTTCCGATTGGTGGGCGGATCGCGTTCCCGACAAGCTCGGCGAACACTACACGCAAGAGGTCGTCGCCGCCGTTAGAAGCGGCGACGCCGTGATCGAATGGGCGACGATCGTCGACGGCGACTTCGAGTTCGAGATCATGCGCGCCCCGCTCGCCGTCGGAACCTTCGACGATCATGTGTTCGCGCTCGGGCTCACCGCCGAAGCGGTCGACTTGATCGCGCTCGCTCTCGAAGAACGCGGCGTGCCCGTCATGAGCCCGACGCCGCACTTGTGGGACCTTGCCGCCGAAGACCCGCGGCAAGTCCAGATCGGCCCGCACACCTTGCCGCAGCTCATCGGGCGACAGAACGGCGCGGCGGGCATGACGAAGACCGCCGCGAAGGCGAGCGGCGATGCCATCATGGCAGACCGCCCGGCGTTGTGCGCGCTCATCTCGGCGGCGTGCAAGTGCACCGTCTTGCATCCGTACGGCGACGCCGACGGGATTCGAGACGATCACGCCTGCGAGTATGGTTGGCGCTTGCCGGGCAAGGTCGGTTGGGGCTCGGCGAACAGCTCGGGCACCGGTTGGGTAGTACAGAGTGCGCAATGGGCACACTTTTACCGACACTTCTTCGATTATTCGATGGGCGCCGTATACGTGAAAGCACGCGCTCGGCTCGCCGGGCGGTCGGTGGACCTTCGTAAACTGGCCCGCGGCGGGCCAGATTCGGCCCGTGTGGCGCCCGCCGGCCCGGTGCCCTTCATTGTCCACCCGGAATGCCGCGACGCCGTGAGCGGCGTTCTGGAGCAGATACCCGACACGCAACCGAGCGAGCGCCCGATCATTGCCATCGGCTCGAAGGGCTCGGCGGTCGCTTCGTGGCAAAGGATCCTCATGCGGGCGGGCTTCTCGCTCGCGCCTTGGAACGACGACGGTGTGTTCGGCAAGTTGACGCACAACGCAACCGTCGGGTTTCAGAAAGAGCGCGGCTTGCCCGGCAACGGGATCGTCGACGACGCGACTTGGCAAGCCGAGCACGTCGAGCCCGCCGAGCGCGACGAGCCCGACGGCGGGATCTCGGCGGTCACTCTTTGCCGCAACTTCACGCAAGCCGATCGCAAGTCGGTTGACAACATCGTGATTCACACGATCGAAGCCGTCGAAGCGAGCACGACCGCCGACAACACGGCGGCATGGGGCGCCGGCCCGAGCGCGCCGCGGGCGTCGTGGCACTATGCGCTCGACGACGACTCGACGATCTTGTGCGTACCCGAAGAGAGCGTTGCTTGGGCGGCGCCGGGTTTGAACAAGCGCGGGATCCAACTAGAGCACGCCGGCTTCGCGCGCCAGTCTTACGACGAGTGGTTCGATCCTTTCTCGCGTCGGATGCTCGCGCGCTCGGCGAAGCTCGCCGCGGTGATCTGCAAACGTTGGAACATTCCCGTTCGCTTCGTCGACGCCGCCGGGCTCATGCGAGGCGAGCGCGGGATCACGACGCATTACCAAGTCACGAAAGGACCGGGCAAGGGTCGCACGACTCACACCGATCCCGGTCGCGGTTTCCCAATGTCGGCTTACCTCGGCATGATACAAGAGGCGATGACATGAGCGCTGCAACGCTGGCATTGATCCCGACGATGCCGCCCGAATCTTCAACCGTTGAGATCCCCGCAAGCATGAACCCGACAGAAAGAACGAAGCTCGTCGACGCGCTCGGCGACATCTCGACCGAACTCGCTCGGGTGCAAACCCGAGACGAAGAGCGGGCGAAGTTCGCCGAGCAACGTTGGCGGGCGATCGACGCGAGACTTGCCAAGCTCGAATCGGGTGCCGACGCGAGCGGGCGTTACGATCTCGATCTCGTGACGAAGAAACTCGACAAGCGCGAAGCCGAGTTCGTGCGTTGGAAGTTTTGGGCTCTCGGTATTATCGGGGCACTTCTCACGTCGACGATCGTCGGGCTCGTCGTACACTATCTCTCGAAGGGTTGAGCCATGGCGGGCGAGCTTGTTGCAAAGAACACGGATCACGAAGGCGCCGTGCGGCGCTTCATTGAGCAATTCAAGAGCAAGCCCGATCTCGAAACGCTCGCCCGGATCTACTTGCGACAGATCCAAGATCTCGAAGACGCGACCTTTGAAGTAATTCTAGAACGCGATCTCGATAACGCCGTCGGCGTGCAACTCGAAACGATCGGCAAGATCGTTGGGCAAGTTCGCACGACGCCCGACGACGACAGATATAGAACGGCGATCCGTGCGCGCATCGCGATCAACTTGAGCGACGCGACCGCCGAAGACGTGATCAAAGTCGCAAAGCTTTTGCTCGACGAGTTCGGCGAGAGCTTCACGCTTCGCGACGAGCCGCCCGCACAATTCCGCGTGACCGTGCACGATCCACTTCAAAGCGCCGACGCCGACTTGCTTCACCAATTGCTCGACGAAGCCGACGCCGGCGGCGTGCGGCTCATGCTCGTGTGGAACGAGACGCTTGCAACGGCAAGCGACAAGCTCATACTCGGCGGCGGTTCGGTTGTCGGCGGCGGGCTCGGATACTCGGGCGGCGGCGGAGGAACGGGCAAGCTCTCAAGTTCGATCGGAGGATAGACCCATGGCAGACAAGCAAGTAACTCGCCCGATCGGTTTGGATCCGTCGTGGGCAAACGACGAGTTGATCAACGATCCGGGCGAAGCTTGGGACGGCGACACAACGAAAGTCGAGCCCGGCGCCGGCAAGCGCGACGACGGATACTTGCCCGAAGAGAATCCCGACGCGCAAGAATTGAACCACGTTCAGAACGAAACCGGTCGTTGGCTTCAGTACTTTTCCAACATGCAAGCCATGAATTGGACGCCGGGCGGGCGTGTCGGCGAAGTCACAACCGCCGGGCAGATCAACTCGGCGGGCGGGCTTTGCTACGACGAAGGCTCGGGACAATGGATCGCCGTCGGTCGCATTATCTCGATCGCGGGCGAAGTGTCGATCTCGCAAGATGGGCACACTTGGACTGCTATCGCCGGCGCGCCTCTCGCTTCGGTCAACTTGGACTATGTAGCGAGCAAACATCCAGACTTCGCGCCGACACACCTTTCGGTTAACGCCTTGATCTCTTCGGCAACGAACGCGAGCGTGATCGAATTGCTCGGCGGCGGGCTCTCGGGTTTCACGGCGCCGGGCGTCGGCACCGTAAACGTCGCGATGCAAGCTTGGGACGAAGGCAACTCACAATGGATCGTTGTCGGCGGCGAAGATCAAGCGGGCACGCCGTTGCCGGCGGTTTGGACCGACGGCACACCTATGACCGGGCTCACACAACGAGCAAGCGCGGCGGTCAACTCGACACGCGCCGAACTACTTGCGATCGATCGGGCGGGCTTGTCGGTCGTGATCGGCGACGGTGCGGCACCGAACTTCGACGTTTGGACGAGTCTCGACGCGATCACGTTCACGCAAACGGCGCCGGTCGGTGTCGGCGTCGGCGAGTCGGCGCGATCAATGATCTTCGACGAAGCTCGCGGCGTGTTCGTGCTCTTGACCGAGCGAGCGACCTACACGTCGATCGACGGCGTGAATTGGTCGCTTGTTGGATCGTTTTCGGGCGGCGGCGTTCACGCCGTTAGGTGTTTCGCTTCAGACAACGGCGGCATGTATGTCGCCGGCGTCGACGGGCTCGGCGCGGCGATCCGATATTCAAGTGACGGCGGCGTGAATTGGCGAATCGTGCTCGTGCCCGGCGACTACGATCAAACCGGCGGCGCGGGCGCTTCGACCGATACCGTGTCTCGCGTTTGCTACTCGCAAGCGTTGCGTCGTTTCGCCTATTCGGTCTCGCCGCCGACGGGCACGTATTACGGTTTCGTCGGGCTCTCTCTCGCGGTCGGCGACACGACAGTCGAAGCCAACGGCACGACGCGCTCGATCCCGCAAGTGACATGAGAGCAAGACAAGACACCGACGGGCGAAGCCATGACGCCCTAACGACAACGCCCCATGATCACCATGGGGCGCCGTCGCTCGTGTCTTTCTCGAACACGAGCCAAAGCTTGCCGCCGGGTACTACTTACGATCTCGACGTGACCTTGCCGGCGTCGTCGTTCAAGGTCGCACGAGTGCAGCTTATGGGACCGGCGAAGGCGGGCGGCGGCTCGGGCTCCGTGTGGCGCGAACACGCTTCGGTTCACGCGACAACGAGTTCGTCGGAAGCAATGGGACACTCGTCGCGCACGAGCGCGTTCAAGCGATCGTATTGTGCGACCTATGCCAAGAGCCAAGGATCGGCGCGGCTCTCGCATCGAGTGTTTTGCCTTACGGCTTCGCGGATCTCTTTGCAAGACGCATGGATCACGGGCTCGACGTTGCGGCTTCGTTTCCGAAACCACTTCGGCGGCTCGTCAACTCTTTGGGTAAAAGGATCGGCGCTCCTATGGTGAGACCCGCAAACGCCGACGTCGTGACCGATCACACGTTGCTCGTCGACGTCGGCGGCGACGATCACCACAACGCCGCGACCGCCGAGCGCGTGCTTGTCAACTCGCAATCGATCGCGGCTCTCACGTCTTACGAGTTGCGCATCGCGCTCGGCAAGAGCGGGCACCGTGTTGCATGGGGCGTGCTTCGGGGCAACGTGTCAACCGATATTCTAGGACATGAAGGCGTGTTCTTTCTGGCGCACGCGACCGCCGACGAGTCTTGCGCAATCGGGATTCGAAGTTACGGCGCCGGCGGTTACCCAACGAGCTACGTCGGCGCCTACTCTCGCTTGCACGGCGATTCGTACCTTTCACACCGCGACACGTTCGGCACATACATTCGCTTCGACGACGCTTGGATCGACGGCTCGGATCTCGTGCTCGAATTCCGAAACTTGCACCCGACCCTTTCGCGCAACTTGACGGTTTACGGTGCCGTCGCGGTGAAGTGACATGCGACCCGAAGACGCCTTGAAGCATCCGACGTTGCATTCGGCGATCTCGAACGTGCTCGCCGATCAACACCACGAAGCGCCGAGCAATATCGAGACGAGCAACACGACGCTTTCGGTTGCGCCACTTCCGTTCGGGCCGGGCACTTGGGACGTTTCCGTACCCTACGACACGCAAGCGGCGATCTTCTCGTTGCGCTCGAATCGAACGATCGAACTCGACACGGGCAAGTCGGGCATCGTCGGCGTGGCAACACGCTCGTCGCTTCACGCCGCAACCGCGGGGCTCGGCGGGCACGGCGTGATCACAACGACCGCTTATGCGCACTGCTACGCGAAGGCGGGCGGCGCGCTCTATCTGTCGGCGAAGATCTTCGATTCAACGGGCAACTACATCGCCTTGTCGAACGCCTACCTAACGGCGACCGGCCCTTCGACGCGAGTGTTTCGCACCGATTGGACGAACTTCGCCGCGAGCTATAAGACTCTGAACGTGTGGGCCGAACTTTTGGTGTTGCTATGAACGAACCGCTTCGAGTGCTCGCGATCTGTCATGAGGATCCCGCTTGGATCTTGGGCGGCATGGGTATGCATTGCCGCGAGCTTTACCGTTGCATGTCCAAGCGCGACGACGTCGAGATCGACTTCGTGACGAACGGACCGGGCGAAGGCGTCGAAGAGTTCGCCGGCTTTCGCAAACACCAAGCCGACAAGCTTGTCTGTTACAAGCCGCGAACCGCGGATCTGTCGTCGTTCCTATTCTCGGATCTTCAGATGTCGCGAACCCTTATGCGCATGATCGCGAGCGGGCAACGTTGGGATCTGGTGCATGAGCACGAGTGGACAAGCGTGCAACTCGGGCGCATGGTTCGCGACGCTCTTCGCATACCTCTCGTCGGCACAATGCACTTGTGTATTACCAAGCTCGCCATGGTCGAAGCGCCCGAGTGCATGAGCACGATCGCCGATTGGCCCGAGATCGAATTCTACTTGCGGCAACAAGAGGGCAACTTGATCTCGGATCCCGACGAGACGATCCTTTGCTCGCACGCCTACGTTCGGATCGTGCGCGAAACGTTCCTCACGCGCCGACCGATTCACATGATCCACAACGGGATCGACGCCGAAGTGTGGCACCCGTTCGCCGGCGACGGCGAGCGCGCCAAGCAAGCGCACGGGCTCGATCCCGATCGGTTGCTCGGGCTCTATGTCGGGCGCATTGCGACCATGAAAGGGATCGTTCCCTTGCTCGAAGCGATCGAGAGCAACGACACCGGTTGGCAGATCGTGATCGTCGGCACCGTGAACGCGAATTCAGACGAAGAGAAAGAGGCTTGGGAAGTGACGCAACGGCTTCGCGAACTCGAAGCCGAGCATCCCGAGCGGATCAAGTGGATCGACTTCAAGCACGGGCAAGCGTTGCACGATCTGTATACCGCCGCCGACGCCGTGATCATGCCGTCGACACACGAACCCTTCGGGATCGTCGCGCTCGAAGCGATGGCAAGCGGTTGCCCGTTGCTCTCGACGCGAGTTGACGGGCTCGGCGAGATCGTCGACGACGGGATCGAAGAGTATGCCTTGATCGTGCCGCCGAACGATCCGCGCTCAATCGTGGCGGGCTTGCACGAGTTGCGCGATCCCGACTTCCGAGAGACACTAGCTCGCAAGGGTCTATCGAGGATCCGTACCTTCACTTGGGAAGCCGCCGCCGACAAGACGATCGAAGTTTATCGGCAAGCCTTGGAGCAATCATGCCCGTAACGTTGAACCAACCGACCGAACCCGTTGTGCCCGACGCCGCGAAAGTTGTCGCTTTCAAAGTCGAGAACAACGTCGAGAATTGGATCGAAGTGTGGGTCGCCTTCGGGCACACCGTCGAAGGCAACTTCGTCGAGCACGTTTCGATCTCGCCCGCCTACTTCAAGATCGAAGACGGGTGCAACCCGCTCGCGCCGAACGTCGCGCTTTGCTCGTGCGACAATTGCGACACTTGGCTAGGGCTCGAAACCGAGTGCCCCGATTGCGGCGATCCGACGACGCCCTACGACGGTTTTTCGCGGCTCGTCATGAGCACGCCGAGCGGCGACAACATGCACGACATCTTGTCGAGCGCGCTCTATGCCTTTCTACTGAACGAGAGCGTGCCCGATCCCGACTCGGGCGAAGTCGTGCCCTTGCTCGACGCGGAGTAACAGATCATGACGACCGTAAGAGTTCGACCGGGCGACATCGAACGGATCCAAACGCCGGCGGTGAAAGACGGCGCGCTTGCCGCGGTCACAGGCTCGGCAACGATCGTGCTCGCGATCCAACGAACGAGCGACGGCTTTTGGCTCGACTTCAATGATTCGACGTTCAAGTCGACGGGTTGGACAACCCGGCAACAAGCCATGACCGAAGTAAGTGCGACGCTCGCGCCGGGCGAGTATCGCTACGATTGGACGGTGCCCGCCGGCGCGAACACCTACATGATCCGAATCGATGACACGAGCGGCACGGCGAAAAACGTGCCCTTCGTCGGCGAGATCAAAGCCGACCCTTGGGCCGATCAAGCGGGGCTTGACGCGCTCGAAGACAACGTGCGAGGCGCCGACGATCGCGACCTTTCCGAGCTTGCCGGATCGGGCTTCGTCGAAGCTACCGACTCGCTCGAAGCGATCCGCGATCGCGGCGACGCCGCTTGGCTCACGGCGACGGGCTTCGAGACGGAAGCGAGCGCGGCAACCCGCGAGGCGACGAACACCGCCGAGCATGCTGCAACGCTCGCCGCCGTGAACGCGCTCGCCTTCGCGACGCCCGCCGACATCGCCGCGCTACAAGCGGCGCTCGAAGCCTACGGCGATCTGAATTGGGCGACGGCGGTTGGCTTCGCGACGCCCGCCGACCTTGCCGCGCTCGAAGCTCACGGCGACGGGGCTTGGTCGACCGCTGTTGGCTTCGAGACGGAAGCGAGCGCGGCAACTCGCGAGGCGACGAACACCGCCGAGCATGCCGCGACCCTTGCCGCGATCGGTGCCTTGCCGACGCCGGCGACGCCCGCCGACCTTGCCGCGCTCGAAGCGCACGGCGACGCGACTTGGAGCACGGCGACGGGCTTCGAGACGGAAGCCGCCGCCGCGGTTCGCGAGGCGACGAACACCGCCGAGCATGCCGCAACGCTCGCCGCCGTCGGGCTCGTGCCGACCGTCGGCGAGATCGACGCCGAGTTGACGGCGAACCACGGGGCGGGTTCTTGGGAAGGCGGCGCGACTCTCGGCGCTCGTCTCGACGAAGTTTGGACGATTCTCGGGCTCAACCCGGCGGCGCCGGCGTCGTTCGATTCGGCGGCGCTCTTCGTCCAAGCACTCGCCGCCGGGATCGACATCGTGATCTCGGTCGTCGGCACGACCGTAACCCTAACGAGGCAACCCTAGGTGTTGATCCCGTTCGCTCTCGCGCTTGGCGGCGTCGGCTTTCCGAGCATGTTTCTCGCTCTTCGAGGGCGGGTTGTCGTCGGCTTCGGCGGCGGGCGGGCTTGTGTCGGCGACGAGAGCACGTCTAGCGCGGCTTGTGACGCCGTTTTGACGAGCGGGGCGGCATCGGGTGCCCGATACGTCTCGGGCGCCGTGTGCGCCTCGCGAACATTGGAGTGCGAGCCATGACTTTCCCCGAAGACCCGATCCCGACCTACAAGCAAGGGCAACGGATCACGATGTTCGTCGACTTTACCGACGCCGCCGAAGCCGCCGCCGATCCCGACGTCGTGCTCTTGCGCTTCATTCAAGGTGACGGCACGCCCGTCGACGTGCTTCAAGCCTCGCTCGACAACCCGAGCGTCGGGCGTTGGGAATACGGCTACACGATCCCCCAAGACGGCGACAAGGCGAAAGAGCCTTGGGTGTATCGCTTCGAGGGCACGAGCGTCGATCCCGCTGGCGTGAACGCCGTCGACGAGAAGCGCTTCGAGGTTGAGCCTAGCCCGTTCTACCCGCCGTCGACTTGATCGCCGGCAAGCGTGCCGTCGAGTAGCCGTTCAATATACCAGATCGCTTTGAGCAAGTCGGCGCGCTCGCAACCCTTGTGCGGGGCTCGGGCGAGATACTTCAACGCGTTGCCGTAGCAGAACCCGCGCCCGTGCCCTTGATCTTCGATGTATTCGATCGATTCGATGTCGCCTTGCGTGTAGTGCGGCGGCGAGTTGATCATGTCGGGCTCGTCGTCTTCGTCGACGTCGGGCGCGAACTCGCCGACGAGCGTGTTGAAGTCGACGGCTTGCCCGTGAAACTTGACGGTCACGGTGCGGGCGTCATACTCGCCGGGCTTCGGCGCGCCGGTCGCAACCTCGCGAGCGCGATCGAACTTCGAGGCGCACTCGTCGGTGCAAAAGCGGTTGCCCGGCAAGACGTTTCGCGAGCCGCAATGATCGCACTTCATGCTTTCACCTTTCGGCTCGACACGATCGGATCCTTGTGAAAGCGCACGCCGGGAATCTGCGTCGGCTCGCCGTGAAGCTTCACGGCTTCGTCGGTGTAGGCTTGGATCGCCGCTTCGTCGGGGATCCGAAAGTCGTCGGGCACGATGCCGGGCGAGAACACTTCGGCGCGCCACTTGTAACGCACCGACACGCCCGCCGGCGGGCTCGCGTCGGGTTGCATGTTGGCGAGTGCGGTCGCGGCTTGCTCGGGCGTCTCGGCGGCGCTAGCGGCGTCGACGGCGGCGTTGTTCGCCAGTGCTCGCGCTTCGACATACCCGGCGATCTTGTGCTTCAAGATCCCTTCGGCGCGCTCTAGCGTTTCGCGAGGCGCGCGAAAGAGATCGTTCACGGCTTTCGTCGCGGCGTTCAACGGCTTCGTGATCGTCTTGCGTTTGACTTCGAGCGCCTTGTGTCGCGCTTTCACGTCGCGCAACATCTCGCCCGCGAACTCGCTATCTTCGGCGCTCTCGATCGTCCAACCGTCGAGCGCTTCAAGCTCGGCGTTGATCGTCGCGAGCGCGGTCGCCGCGAATTGCTTTGCTTCGTCTTGTGGTTTCACTCTCGTTGCCCTTCCTTGGCGAGTTGCCATAGCCCGATCCCGATTGCGTCGAGCATGTTGTGATCGAAGTCGCCCGCCCGTGGTCGGCGTGGCAAAAGGTTCGTTTCCCGAGCCGAGAGCGCCGCTACAACGCGCTTGTTGTGGATCGCCTTCGGCACGGTGCCCTTCCAAGTGCGAGGCTTCACAACCGCCGTATCGACGCCCGGCGCCCGTACCGAGTAGAACCCGCGGATCGCGCCGGCGAGTTCGGCGACCTTGATCAAGTCGTTCGGATCCCCCTTGCCCTTGCCGAGCGGATAGATCACGGGAAGCTCGACGACGACAATTGCGGGAAGCAAAGGCACGTCGGGCAAGTCGAACAAGTCGCCGGCGAGCCAACCCGCCGATTGCAAGCGGGCTTCCCAGAACACCGCCCAACCCGTGCGCGTGTTGCCCGGATCGATTCCTATCACGCTGCGATGTTGAGATCCCATGGTACGAGCTTCCCCCTTGCGTCTCGGATCGGTTTGGCTTTCTTGCTCCAACGTCGCATCAAGTAGGGCTCGGCGAGCGGCGGCACGTCGGGCAAGAACTTCGAGGCGCCTTGCACCATGAGCCGCGCAAGCTCTTCGGCGGCGTCGGCGGCGCGCTCTTCGTCGACTTCGACAATGAACTCGTCGTGAACGAAGTTGACCGGGCGAGCCCCAAAGAGCGGGCTCGACTCGTCGACATAGCACGCCTTCGCGATCAAGAAGCCGGCATGCTTGGCGGCGTCGGATGCGAGCCCTTGAAAGAGCGAGTTCGCCGCTTCGGTGTAGGAGCAACCGCCGCGGTAGCGTTGGACGAACACTTGCTCGATCTTCGCCGGCCCGCTCTCGCATTGATCCGAGATCCACTTGAAGTAAGGAACGAACTCGGGCCAAGCCGCGAGCCAGTATTCCTTGAGCTTGCGCGCTTCGTCTTCGGTAATGACGACGCCGTAGCTCTTGCGCGCGTAGTGAACGAAGCGAGCGATCCCGAGCCCGCCGGGAAAGCCGAAGTTTGCGACCTTGCCGACTTGCCGGGCTTGATCGATCTCTTCGTCGCCGGCGGCAAGTCGGGCGACGGCTTCGGTGTAAGAGCAACCGACAATCCGACGGGCGATCTCCAAGTGGGGATCAAAGCCCTTGTTCAACGCTTCGGCGAGAAGCGATCGGATCCCGAGCACGAGCATGATCACTTGCGACACGGTGCGAAGCTCGAAGCCGGAATAGTCGGCGGCGGCAAACACCTTGCCCGGTCTCGGCACGAAACATTCACGAACACCGCTCTTGCGCGGCAAGTTCTGAACGTTGGGGCTCGCCGACGTGCGACCGGTTTCAAGTAGCGAATTGAAGCGCGCTTGGATCGGCGAAGTCGTGCCCGAGCGTAGCAGCTTGACGAAGTTCGAGATCTTCGTTTTGAGCCCCGAGAATTCGCCGTAAGCTTCGAGCGTTTCGTCGCCCGTTTGATCGCACGTGTCGGCGTCGAGCCGCACTTGCCCTTCGGGATGGCGCTTGCTCGGATTGGTGAACTTGATCGGCTTGCCGCTCTTCGCGCAAGCGGCGATCATGAACGCCGAAGCTCTCTTCGTGTCGCGTGAGCCGTCGGCGCGCACGAGCCCCGCTTCGACGAGCTTCGCCTTGATCGTGTCGTGCTTGGTCTGAAGCCGCAAGGCGAGCGCTTCGACGGGCTTCGGGTCGGTGCGCAAGCCCCATGCGCTCATGAGATGAAGCCACCATGCCGCCCGCGCTTGGCGGTGTTGATCGGCAAGGTGCATGTCTTGTGCGCGCTCTTGCTCGCGCCACACGTCGAGCGTCGTGCGGGCGTCTTCGAGCGCGTATGCCTTCGCACCGTCGGGCCAGAACGACAAGGGCACGTCGTAGAGTTCGCCATACCGAAGGCGCCAAGTGTCCTTATCGAGCCGCCGGCGAAGCCAACGGCGGGCAAGCTCTTCGAGAGAGTATCGCTTGAAGCCTCTCGAACTCGAAGCGATGTCGATAAGCTTTTGCCGCAAGAGAGTGTCGGTCACTTCGCCGCGCTCATACTTGGCGAAGATCGCCGGCATGAGATCGGGAAACATTGAAGCAACAACGCCGAAGTCGAACGCGACGTTATGACCGACGAGAACCCGATCACTTGAGAGCAACGATTCGATCCATTCCCGCGCCTCGGTACGATGCACGAGAAACGTTTCGGCACCGTCGGCGACGCTCATGCAAACGAGCGGCGGCGCGAGTAGTGCCGAACCGATCAAAGCTGTTTCGGTATCCCAAGCGATCGGGGCGTTCATGCGTTAGCCCGAGATGTCGTCGACGGCGTCGCGGGGCTCGGGCTCTTCGGGATCCTCATGCGGGATCCAATCGTGGCGCGTGAACTCTCGATCGTTGCGTGTCGTGATCTGCGACGTCTCGACGGCGACGAGCGCACCGACGAAGTCGTTGTCGGCGGGATTGTCGGTCGCGTGGTTCAAGATGTCGCCGAGCCCGCTCGCGACTTCCTCTTCGATCTTCGCCTTGTCGTGCGCTTCGTACCCGGCGACGCCCGCCGCCCAAGCAAGCACGGCGGGAAAGGCAACGGTCTTGTCCGACATCTTTTGGAACCACGTTCGCTTCTGCCCGACGATAACGGGCGATAGCTCGTGATCGGGTTTGCCCGATCGTTCGACGCTCACAACCTCGAACTCGACAATGAAGCCGATCCCGCTTCGCTTCGTCTCTTTCGAGATCGTTCGCTTCACTTCGAGCACGCCTCGAAACTCGGGCGGCAAGTAGCGCCCGCGCTCGAAAACCTCGGCTTGATCGATACCATCAAAAAGACCCATGGCTTACTCTCTTTCTTTTCCTTATACCTGTTTATCGAATCTCGGGCCGGCGCGAAACGCGATCGCATCGGCGGTCGGCATGTCGACGTCGGCGACCAAGAGCTTTTGCGGCGAGCCCGTCGACGTCTCGACGAACTCGCAATCGCGGCGGGCTTGCCAGAACGCGCCGACGTGCTCGGCGCACGACACGAGCACGTCGAAGATCACTTCGTCGGCTTCTTGCCCGTCGCGGTGTGTCCTGCCGAAGAGTTGCTCGGTTTGCATGCCGTTCGCCGGCATGCCCGTGATCAAGTTGCGCGACCAAGCTTGGAGGTTGCGCCCCGTCGAGTTGCTTGCGATCGAAGCGGCGATCCCGCTCGTCGTCGGGTGCTTTTCGATCATGCGCCCGAGCGCGTCGAGACCCTTGCGCCCGTAGTAGGGCACGCCGAGTTCGGCGAGCTTGTCGCCGAAGCACGTGTGTTCGGTCCAGACGATCCCGCGGTTCTTGCGCGCCCAGCTCGCCGCGAACTTGGCGACCGAATCGTCGATCCAACGTGGTTCGGTGTTCGGCTTGAAGCTGTCGCGCACGGCGAGCCAATCTTGGCACTCGGGTGAATCGGCGTGTTGTCGTCTTACCTGCAACTCTGAATCGAGCGTGCGCGAATGTCGAAGCACGCGCCGAACGAACGCCGCCCAAGCCTTGCGGGCTTCGAGCCAATGTCTAGGCGGGCGCGGATCCCATACGTAATAGAACCCGAGCGCGAGTTCGCGAGCGTGCCGAAACATGCTTAGCCCGTCGGCAATCGGCCAACCGTCGGGCGTTGTCCACTTGTAACGAAGTTCGGCGAAGGCGTCGTCGATCGCTCGGGTGATCTTGGGCTCGACGGCGCGCACTTGGATCGATGCATCGATCGGCGTTTCCTTCGTCGCGACGACGCCCGGCGTTTCGACGAGCCGCCGACGGAAAGCAAGGCGGGCGGCTCGGCGCGGATCGTGGTTCCAAGCTTCGTCTTCGACGCCGTTGCACAACACTCGAAGGGCGCCGGGATCGGCTCGGCGCAACTGACCCTTCCGCTCGTCGAGAGCATCGGCCCACAATTCGAGATCGCCGTGCCATCGGGGGATCGGCGCGCTCTCGCCGGCGTGTGTCCACTTGAGGATATGTGCGAAGTCTTTGATCGAGCGCTTCGTGATCGTGCCCGACATCGCGACGAACTTCGTGTCGACGTTGTCGGACATGAAGCGGCGAACTCTTCGGGTGCAAGCGGCTCGCGGGTTCTTGAGTCGGTGCACTTCGTCGGCAACGATCAAGTCGGGCGCGAACTCGTCGAGCGCCTTCGCCGCTTGCACGCGCCCGAGCCATTCGTAAGACATGACGCGCACGAAGTCGGGCAACGTCCAGTGCGCCCGCAAGATCGCTTCGTCGCGTTTCGTCTTGTCGACGAGCGCGGCGGGCACCAAAAGCAAAGGGCGCTTTGCGAAGGCGCACACGGGCGCTAACAGCGTGATCAACGTCTTGCCGGCGCCAACCCGTATCGGTCCGAAAAAGCCGCCTACGGTGCCAATCTCGGCGAGCGCGACGGCTTGAATTGGACGAAGGCGCATAGA